GGAAACGAAGATGTGGAAAGAGGCTGCAATTGCGTGCTGTGAACGGCTCATCATGCACCGGCTGTGCAACCACTGGGAACAGGCCGACTTTGAAGCTGTGGACAAGGTGCGCGATTGTACGCCCAACAGGTAGAAGGTGTTTAGTGCAATCAAGGCAATTTCTAGGCGAGACGGGGGCGATTCAATGAGCATGAGCAAGACCAATGCGACAGCAGCAAACGCGGTGGAAGTGCACAAGAGCAGGGTTAGAACCGGCCTGATGTCGGTTTGCCTGGTGTGCTCACTGGTGGCGTTGTTCGCCATCGTGGCGTGCTTGTATGTGATGCGTTTCACGCGCAGCTCGATTCCGTTCGATATCGCTTTGATGATCACGGCTATCAGCGCAAATGCGCTGGCCACAGAGATTGGGTTGATTGTCATGCGGATGAGAATAGCAGATCTGGAGAAGAGGGCAAATGGGGACGCCTGAGAGAATCTCGCGCAAAGACGCCAAGGCGCAAAGTGTGCGGCGGCTGTGCTGCTGGTCTGGTGGCGGGATGCCTGGGATGGATATCCATTGCGGGGCATGGCTGGCGCTGGAGGATGCGGGCATTGTGGCGACGGCCCACGCCGGCACGAGCGCGGGCTCGATCATCGGGGCGTTCGCGGCGAGCGGGATGAGTGCACCGCACTGCGCGGCGATCTTGCAGGGGCTCACCGATCGCGATGTGCGAGATGAGCGGTTTGCCTGGAAGCTGCGCGTGCTGTGGATTGATTCTTACCTGCGCCATAAGCCGATCGAGGCGTTGCTGGCTAAGCATCTTCCGAAATCGTTTGAGGATCTGCAACTGCCGCTGACTGTGTTTGTTACGGATGACCGGTTCGGGTCGAGCTGCTGGTTTGGCAGTGGCAATTATCTGCGCGAAACGGTGCTGGCGAGCACGTCGCTCTCAGGGGTGTTTCCCTCGGTGAGGCTGCCGTGCGGGGTGTTCTCTGATGGCGGCACAACGCAGCACTTGCCGCTGCCGATTGGCTGGCAGGGTTACGACGAGGTGTACCTGATGGTGGCGTCGCGGCCGCTGGAATATCGCAATCGCGGCAAGAGCATGTTTTCGCGGCTGCGATGGAATATTGACTTGCTGATGGAAGACCAGGTGAGCGATGTGGTGCGCACGGTTAAGGCCGGCGGCAAGCGCTGCGTGGTGATACGGCCGCCGCTCGGCGGTGCCAGCGGGATGCTGCGGTTTGATCATGGGCTGATTTCGCAGAGCTATCAGTGGACGCGCAACTATCTGGGGGAGATCTCGCGCAAAGACGCTAAGACGCCAAGGGGGAATGGATCGGAATGATGGATGATTACCAGATGATCCTGGTGGCGATCCTGGGCAGCTCGGGGCTGACGGCGGCGGTGAACTTTCTGGTGTGGCTGGCGACGACGCGGGTTGTGAAGAAACTGGACCAGGATACGCGGGCGCTGAAGGACCAGCTTAATGATCTTGAGCAGCAGAAGATGGCTGGTATTGAGCGGTGGATGATGGCTGAGCACGATGAGAACAACGAGCGCCACGCGGCGCACATGTCGGGCCGTCGTGACATCCACAAGGCGATTGCCGGGCGGGTGGATGTGCAGGAGTGCCACCGCACGCATGTGGCGCTGAATGGGCAGCTCGCGAAAATTGAGTCGATCAGTGTTGACCTGGCACGGGTGGAGGAGAAGACGCATGCGGTGACGCACCGCATTGAGCGGGTCAACGAGGAGCAAGTGGGGCTGATGCGCGACCTGGAGAACATCAAGGGAGGGCTGGGGAAATGACGCCTGAAGAGATCCATGCGCAGCGTGAAATGGATGAGGACATCCTGAGCTATGTGCGCGGTTTGCAGGATACTGCGCCGATCTGCATGGAGAGTGTGCATTCGTTTCTGCATGACGTGCGCCGCCGCCGGCGGGTGCTTGCGCTGCAGGTGCAAGGGCGGCTCTCGTACCTGGTGAGCAAGGGCTACCTGGTGGCCCAGGATGAGTGGGTGGCCGGCGAGGGCCAGGTGACGTATTACCGCATCACGGCGCTGGGCTGTGATGTGCTCGATAGGATCAAACCCTGGAGCTGATATGGCGAGCATTCTACGCAAATTGAGCGACGATCATCTGGATGAGATTCATCACATGATCCGCCGGGATGCGCGGACGGATCTTGAGATTGCGATGGAAGCTGAGGCGCGCGGACAGGAGAGCGATAAGCTCTTTTCGCTGGGCGAGAACGACCACGCCAGGGAGATGGTGGTGCACCGCTACCGCAACAGCTCTACGTATGCGGACTGGCTGAAGGCGTGGGAGAATCGCGACATAGCGATGCAGACGGCCGTCACGAAGACGAAGATGCGCTATGAGTATATGACCAAGCTGATGCGCGATGTGGATGCAAGCGGGTTTGAACACGCTTCAAACGGGCTTTTGGCCAGGGCTTTAACGGACGCTCAAAGCATGGATGAGGATGAGTTTCGCAGCCAGATGAGCGCCAAGGGATCGGTTGCCACGACGCTGAGGCTGGTGCGCGACATCATGGAGAACAAGTGGCGCGCCCAGGTTGAGGAGTTGAGACGGCAGCTCCTGGCGATGCAGGGCGCGGATGGCGGCGGCGCGGCGGCCGGGGTGAGCATGGCTGAGGTGGTTGATAAGGTCGATAAGATCATGGGGCTGAAGTGACCGAAGAGCTCGCACAACTGGATCCGGAGAACAGGGTCGATCGCAAGTACTTCCTGAAGTACCAGAGCGAGGCGATCATGGAGGAGGCGCGCCTGGAGGTGTGGGAGAAGAGCATCCGGATCGGCGCGACTTTTGCCATGGCGATGCGGGCGGTGCGCCGGCGCATGCAGGGCCTGGGTAACTACCTCCACACGTCGGTGAATGAGCGGATCGGCAAGAGCTTTGCCGGGGATTGCCGCAAGTTCTGCAAGCTGTATGACGTGGTCGGGGCATCGGAAGTGCAGGAGTTTGAAACCTGGAACGCGAGCGAGAACCGCAGCGAGACGGCCTTTCAGATTGATTTTAAGAAGCAGGATTGCGCGATCAAGATCTTCTCGAGCAACCCGGACTCGCTGCGCGGCGAGGGCGGCGATGTGGGGATCGATGAGATTTGCAGCCACAAGCGGCCGGATGATCTGATGCAGGCGGCCGGTGGCCGCGCGATGTGGGGAGGCAGCGTGCGCGTATGGAGCAGCCACAAGGGCACGTCAAGCGCGCTTAACCGGTTGATCAAACAGCAGCGCGCCCTGGGCGCTGATGCGCGCTGGAAGATCCGCAGCACGAATCTTTTGCAGGCGATCGACATGGGGCTGCTCGATAAGATCAACGAGATCTCGGGCAAGAACATTTCACGCGATGATTTCCTGGCCGACACCCAGGCGATGGTCGGCGGCGAGGATGCGTTCAACGAGGAGTGCATGCTGCTGCCCAGGAGTGCCGGCGACCAGGCAATCAAGTGGGGCTACCTGGATGCTGCCAAGAAGGACTACCCGCTCTACCGCAAGCATATTGAGGGCAACGATAGCTTTGATGCGGATGGCTGGATCGCGCCGCTGGTGGAGATCCTCCGCTCGGCCGAGAAGGTCTCGATTGGCTACGACGTGGCGCGCACGGGGCATCTCTCCAGCATTCCGATCCTGGCACAGTTTGGCGGGCGCTGGAAGCTGATGGCGCTGCTGACGATGCACAAACGCAAGTTCACGCTGCAGCGCGATGCGATGGCTGCGTTCATGCGGGCGTTGCCGAATGCGATCGGCGGCGGCGATTCGACGGGGCTGGGCATGGATACGTGCGAGCAGCTCACGGATCTGTTTGGCGAGTACCGTTTTGTGGGGGTCAACTTCGGGACAAGCAAGGCGCAGATCGGCACGACGATGGTTCGGGTGTTTGAGGATGGCAACATGGACCTGCCGGCCGGGCGCGACGACGAGGATATCGTATTCGATCTGGCATGCATCCAGACGGACACGCTGCCCAGCGGCCGGGCGACGTTCATTGAGACGGCGAACCCGATAAACAAACTGAGTCACTGTGATATCGCCTGGTCGATCGGCATTGCGTTGCTGGTGGCTGAGGATGACGGCGGCGCACCTGGGATTGTGACAGCATGAATATACGTGAGAAGATAGCGACCGGATTTGCACGCGCGGCCTCAAGCCTGGCCGGGCCGAATGCCTGGAAGATCTTCGGATCGTTCCTGGGGGATACGGGCAGCGTGAGCGGGGCGCTGAATGTGCCCGGCACAAGTCGGCCGGCTGAGAATCTGCTGTGGGTGTATAACTGCGTGATGGCCCGCAGCGAGGCGGTGATGCAGGCGCGCCTGCGGGTGAGCGATGCGCAGGACAACTACATCGAGAGCGGCCCGCTGGTTGACCTGCTATCGAACCCGAACCCATGGATGGATGGCACGCAGTTCACGGGGGCGATCGAGAGCTTGCTGACGGTATACAACCGGGCACACATTGTGCCGGTTGGCGAGGGTGCAAGGCCGGATGAGCTGATGCTGATATCGCCGGCCGATACGGAGCCAATCGTCGGGATCCACCGCCCCACCGGGATGCGCGTGCCGATGGGATGGCGGCACCATGCTGCGGGTGGGGATACGATCACTTTCATGCTCGATGAGGTGATCACGATTCAGTCTTTCAATCCGCACAACCCTTTCATTGCTGCGCTCAGCCCGATGCATCCGCTCAAGCGATCGATGCAGATGGATGTGGCGACCAGAGAACAGAACCTGGCGATCTTCCTGAATGGCGGCATCCCGGATATCGCGCTCGAGACCGAGCGCGACTGGCAGGAAGACCAGGCCAAGGAGTTCCTGCGCCGCTTCATGGATAACTATGGCGGCATGAAGAATGCCCACAAGCCGGCCCTGCTCTACAACGGGGTGAAGATCAACACGATCGGCCTCAACCCCGAGGAGCTGCAGAGCCTGGAGGTGTTGCGCACGCTCACGCCCCAGGAGATTGTCTCCGGGCTGCGCACCAAGCCGGTAATGGCCGGGCTGATGGTGGGCGAGACGGGCCTCTCCCAGGGCACTAGCACGGAAGAGCAGAAGATTGCCTGGTGGAGCGAGACCGGGCACAGCGAGCTGGCGCGTATTGCCGGGGCGCTCCAGGAGTTCCTGGTGGACAGGTATAGCTGGACGGGATCCCGCGCCGGCGAATCGTTGACGGCCGGCAGCCGGGCCGAGCGCAATCGGCAGCTTGCCAGGATGAACCGCGCGCAGCCACCGAAGGGCAAGCGCATGGTGCTGTGGTTCGATACCAACCAGATACCCGAGCTGATGGAGCACCGATGGAAGCGCATCCAGGAGTTTGGCAAGCTCTCAACCATTGGCTATCCGCCGGATGATCTGAATGACTATTTCGACCTCGGCCTGCCGCCGCATCCCACCAATGTGGGCACACTGCCATTCTCGCTGCAGGCGGTGACCGACCTGGGCGGCGGCGCTCCGGCGCCGCGCACCGCGCCCACTCCACGGCGCACGGATAACGCCAGGGCCATGGGCCTGCTCGATCGCCTGAGCGATGCGATGCGCGCCGCACCGGTTGCGCCGCCGCCCGCGCTGCCGCCCGCGCTGCCGCCGGCCACTGACGCGCGCGCCGATCTGCCCAGGCACTATGCCACATTGCGCCGGGTGTTCGATGCCATGCTCAGGCCCCGCCTCAAAGAGTCAGCCAAGCGCTACAGCCGCTTCTATGCCGAGCAGCGCCAGCGGGTGCTGGATAGGCTCGATAAGCTGGGCACCATGCGCGCCGATGATCAGCCGCTTTCCGATGCCCACAGCCAGGACGATGTGCTCAAGGCCATCTTCCCCAGGGCGGATGAGGACGCGGCCCTATCGGCTCGCATCATGCCGCTGTTCACTCGTCACCTGCAGGATGGCGTTGAGTTCTTTGCCGAGCATGAGCACAGCGGCGATGCCGAGCTGACATTCTCGGTGGACGATCCTCGCACGGCCCAGGCCCTGGAGCGCCGCCGCCTGCAGGGCACGCTGGTGAATGCCACCACGGAGGATGACTTCCGTAATTTGCTGGCAGCCGGATGGGAGGCGGGCGATACGTCGGCGCAGTTTGCCGACCGCATCGATGAGTATTACCGGGCCAACTGCACCGGCGATGACAAGCACCGCCCGCAGACGGCCGCGAGAACGCAGACCGCCGGCATCGTGAACGATGGCCGCATGCTGGCCGCACGCGAGGCCGGTGGCCTCAAGAAGGGCTGGCTGCACGGTGGCAGCGAGGAGCCGAGGCCGGCCCACCTGGATGCCCAGGCAAAGTACCTGGCCGCGCCGATCGGCATGGATGAGAAGTTTGATATTGAAGGTGAACATTGTGATGCGCCCGGCTCGACCGAGTTGAGCGTGGGGCAGGTGGCAAACTGTACGTGCATGGTCACATTCGTGGCCGGTTAAAGGAGATCGAGATGAAGATCGTGATGGTGGATGGAGTTGAGGTGCCGGTTAGTGTGGTGGATGCGATGAGCACGGTGCGGAACTTTGCGGGGCTGGTGGCAAAGCGCACGGGCAACACGCGCGTGACGATCGCGATCAACTCGGGCGGGTCGATTCAGATTCTCAAAAGCTGGCTTAATCCTGCCGTTTCCGTTTCCGCTCCGGAGGATGAGGGCACAAAGATGCTGCTCTCGGAAGATGAACAGGCAGCCAGTCGCGATGGCATTATGCAGCGCCGGGAAATGATGGAGATTGCCGCGCGCGATCTGCAGGCGGCGATCGATGCCGAGGCAGCTCTCCCTGAAGGCGCAACGCGCCGCGATCGCAAGGCGGCCGCCAAGAAGCGGGTGGCGATGCAGAAGGCGGCCTCCGCCTGCGCCGTAGCATTTGACATGGACGTGGCCGACTACATCAAGGCCGGCGGCACCTACCCGTTTGGCCCGGTTGCATATGCCGGGCCGGCGGCCGAGGAATCGCCGACGCAGGATGAGGAGCCGGCTAATGCGTGATGCACCCAACAGCCTGGTGCGAATGATGTCGGCCGACGTGGAGGTCGATGTAGCCAAGCGCATCCTCAAGCGCGCGCGCATCATGACCAACGGCATCGCCTCAGACGGCGGCATCGTGATTCCCTCCGGCATATCCGTGCGGTTTTACGAGCAGAACCCGCAGGTGTTTCTGCGTCACGGCTGCACCGATAACGTGGCCTTCCCTGTGGTGGGCCGATCCCTGGGCCTCACGCCATCGGCTACTGGCATGGAGAGCGTGACGCAGTTTGCGGATGATCCGGACGGGCTGGGCCGGCAGATCGCCTATCTGTATGGCGTCAACGAAGAGAACGAAGTCTACAGCCGGGGCTGGAGCTTTGCCTGGAAGACGCTCGAGCGCGAGTGGTGGAGCCTTTCCCAGGCGCGCGATTATCTGGGCGATGCCTACGATGAAGATCTCGTGCCGGATGAGGCTCTCGAGAGCGGCCAGATATGGGTGGTGGCGCGTTGCGCCATGAACGAATACAGCGCCGTGCCCCTGGGGGCCGACCGCAAGGCGCTGAGCCGGGCGTACAGCGACAAGGGCATCCGCCTGGCCGGCGAGATCATCGCGCGTATGGATCTCGAGAGCGCCACCCGTGAGGTGGCCGATTTAAAAACACAATCTGAGGTGGACCGCAAACGCCTGGACAAACTGGAGCAGGATATTCTGGCCTTGAGCCGCGACGGAGCGTCGGCGGCGGCACGGGGCGACACCGACGCAGTCCGATCGGCTCTGGAAGAGATGCTGAGTGCGGTCCGGGAGAGAAACCAAAACCGCTCCTGAATCAGGAGCACAAGAAGGGAATAGAGTTATGCCAGAGGAACCGAAGAAAAGATCCGAAGAGCCCGGCGATGACCAGCGCCAGGTTGAAACCATCCTGACGGAGCTGCGCGCGGAGATCGGCGAGAAGAACGTCGACCTGCAGGCCCGCCTCGACAAGGTGGAAGAGCAGCGCACCCAGCAGGATGTCGACTTCAAGGCCCTGCGCGCCGAGCTCGATACGATCGCCGAGAAGGCGACCGAGCGCGAGCAGGTGATTGTTGAGCTGCAGCGGCGCAACCGCCAGCGCATCGATGAGGATCCCGTGGCCTCGCATCGCGAGGCGGTGATCATGCTGGGCATGATTGGCCGGCGCATCATGTGCGCGTACAAGCGCACCGAACTGCCCACCGAGTTCCGCGAAGAAAGCAAGCGGCTGGATGACTACCTCTCGCGGCGCGCCGAGCGTGCCACGCTGGATATCCAGACGACCTCCGGCGGCTACTTCATGCCGACTGTGCTGCAGCTCGACATGATCGATCAACTCGAGCAGATCAGCGAGCTGATCGCCGGGACGGACTTCGTCACGGGCATGCCGACCAAGGGGACCATTCCCGTCCTCACCGGCCGCCCCACCCTGCAGCCGAAGCGCGCCAGCAGCGATACGGATATGACGCAGAGCGACTTTGCGTTCAGTGAGATGGACTTCGCGACCAACGAAGCCTACATCTTCTTCCCGGTCGACAACTGGCTGATGCAGCTCTCGCCGTTCGCCCTGGGCAGCTTCCTGTTGCCCCGCACGCGCGACGCCTACCTGCAGGGCATGGCCGACTGGCTGCTCAATGCCGACGGCACGAGCTCGTACAACAGCGTGACGGGCATCCTCAACGAGAGCACCGCCGCCTACATCACGACGATGGGCGGGGCCACGTTTGCGGATCTCTCGAACGCGGACCTGCGCAAGGCGATGCGTAACTGCCTCAAGCGTGGCCGCGTGAACGGTTCGTTCATCGGCAGCGGGTATGTTATCGACGTGCTCGATGAGATCGATCGCAGCGGCAAGACGCCCATCCTGCGCGAGCTCGCCGGCGGCGGCTTCTCGGTGAAGGGCAAGCCCTTTGTCGAAGAGGAAGGCATGCCGGATGAGGCCGACAGCGCCGCCGACACCGCCTTCCTGGCCTTCGGCGATCTCAAGACCTACTCGGTGATCATGGCCGGGCAGGGCATTGAGATGGCGATGAGCTCTGAGGTGCTGTTCAAGCGCAATCAGACGGCCATCCGGGCGATGGCGCAGTTCCACATGGAGCGCAAGCCGGTCAATACGTTCCAGCTCGTCAAGACCAAGGCATAAGGAGCCAAGCGGCCTGCCCGGCCCTACCACCGGGCGGGCCTGATATCAACCTGACAACCCGATGAGAGAGCGACACCGCAACCGATAATGAAAAACGCAAACACAAGGAGAAGAGAGATGAAGAATTGGAAGTTGAAAGGCGGGATCAGCCCCGTCGCATTGCTGGCGGTGCTGTCGATCGTGCTGCTGCTCTGTGCAGCCGTGGTCGGCTATGCCGGGGAGAGTAAGTATGCGGCCCACGCGACGGCCGCTGGCGTGACGTTTGGCCCGAGTGCCAGCCACACGGTGATCGAATCGGTGTATGGCGTGAGCGACAAGCTCACCAGTGAGTGCAAGATTTATGCACGCACCGGCAATGCCTACGCGCCGACGGCCTCGCCGACGAACGGGGCCACGGTGATCTATGTCACCAACACCGGTACGGCGATCTCCACGAACACGGCCGTGGTTGTGTATGTGCACAAGAACGGCACGCTCGATACCACCACGATCAGCGCCGCCACCACGACGAACGTGACGCTGGCCGCCGCGATCACCGTGGCCGGGGCAACAGGCGACTTCCTGTATGCACTGAGCCAGCAGGGTTCGCTCGCCGGCACGGTGCAGGCAGCGGCAGGGGTCACGAACATCCTGTACAAGGCTGAAGGGGGCTCTGTATTCGATAGCCCAGGCAACAGCCCTGTGCGCGTGGTGCTCGATGGCACCGCCGCCGCGAAGCTCACCGTAACGGTAGACTAACTGTAAAGAGGTTGGCATGGGCAGGGAACGAGACAACCCAAAACGTAAAGAGACCCGCAAGGGGCGCGCCTGTCCGCGCCCTGCGCCGAAACGCGAGGCCGATAAGGATGAGGACCGCATGGAGCGGGGCTGGCAACAGGAAAACCGGGGCACAAAGAAATGAACCTGTATATCGCAACACTCGCTGAGCTGAAGACCATGCTGGGCATCACCGATACCGGCGACGACAGCGCCATCACGCAGATGGCCGTGGCGATCCAGGGCCGGTTCGATTCGCACTGCCGCCGCCAGTTTCTCTATGCCGCCAGCCAGACGGAATATCTCGATGGGGGCGTGAGTGAATTGCTGGTGCATCGCTGGCCGATCGCCTCGATCGCCTCGATCATTGTGGACATTGACCAGGCATGGAGCACCGACGACGCCCTCGCCTCCACCGATTATCGCCTCAACATGAAGCGCGGCAAGATCGTCTATGGCACGGGCACCTATCCATGGCCCGAAGGATTTCAGAACATCCGCGTGGTGTATGCCGGCGGGTTCGTCAAGAGCGACGGCACAGCAGCCGACCACGTTGAGGCTGGCGACCTCGAGACCCTGCGCCGGGGCTTCCTGATGCAGGTGGGCTATGAGTGGCGCAACAAGGAGATCCTGGGCATCACGCAGATCAGCCAGAACGGCGCATCCGTGCAGGCCGGGGCGGGCGTGGCGCTGGCGCTCAAAGGCATGACGCTCATGCCCGAGGTGGAGTTAACCCTGCAACCTTTGAAAAGGACCGTATAGCCATGGCGGACGGCATCCAGATCCTCAGCAACGCGGCCGCGATCGCGCGCCGGTTCGAAGACCTTCCAAGCAAGGTTCAATCGGCCGGTCGCAAGGGGTTCGCGCGCGGCTTGCTTTTGCTTGAGGAGGAGGTGAAGCGCCGGGCCGACCTTCGTTTCAGCGGTAGCCGCTCCGGACTGGCCAGCCGTTTGACCAGCCTGGTGGAAGTGGGCTCCGGCGCGATTGCGATCGACGGCCAGATCGGCTTTCGCCGGACGCGCGGCTTTCCCTATGAACTGGCCCAGGAATATGGCGCGCAGGCCAGGTCCGGCGGGGCCATGGCGATCCCGATCAGCAAAGAGGCTAAGCGCCTGGGCGAGCAGGGCGTCAGTGCGAAGGACTTTCCCAGGACAATCTTTCGGCCAGGCAATTCGCACGTGCTCGCCGAAGCCAAGGCCAGGGGCAGCATTACCGTGCACTACGTGCTCGTCAAAAGCATCCGCCCACGCCTGCACTTTCGCGATACGGTGGAGGATAACCTGGGCATGGTGGCCGATCACTTTGTGCGGGCCGTGCAGGAGGCGCTATGAGCGATCGTGAACGCACCGGCATTTTGAAGAAGTTTGACGAGCGGCTGTGGACGCTCTACGGCAAGCCGGACGGCATTGTCGAGGGGCTCTTTCGCGCGCACATCGTCGGCCCGATCAGGCCGGTCAAGATGCGCCCGAGCTATACCGTGACCGATGGCGGCCAGCGCGCCGGCGATAACGATAACGACGATGCTGAGGAGGTCATCCTCACGGTGCGCATTGCGATGCATGTGTGCGACCAGTGGGAGAAGCAGGCGACGATCGAGGAGTGGACCAACCGCGTCGAGACCATCAAGGATTATCTGCGCGGCCGCTGCGAGGGGTTCGGCGTGCTCAAGATCAAGCCTATCGGCGACGAGCACCTCGACGTGGTATTCCTGAGCGGGGCCACCCAGGGCGATTGGATTTGTGATTTTGAAGTGCGGTACTTCAAAGAGGTGGATGAATACCAGGAATGGTAAACGAAGGGAGCAGCATGAAACGGACGTTTGGAATGATGGCGGCGCTGGTCATCGGGATGGGTATCCCGGCCATGGCGGTGGATGAGGTGGTGCCGGCGAGCTGTGCGGTCACGAGCCTGCGCGGCGAAGCGGTAGCCTATATATCGAGCACGGAGTTCTATCAGGACTCCACGCTGCGGCTGACCAACTGTGTGGTCTATGCCGGCGCAACAACCAACAGCGCGGTGCAGGGCCTCGACGGCGTGACAATCACCGTCTCGGTGGGCACCAGCTCCACCAACGTGGCCTATACCGGAGCGGCCATCGTCGCGGCCGACGGCACCTGGTGGGCCGATGTGGTGGTGCCCTCGTTTGTGACGGCGTCCTACCTGCAGGTGAAGCTCACCGACGGGAGCACCAACACCTATATCTACCCGTGGAAGGGGATCCGGACAAAGCCGGCGATGTAAACAAGCCCGCGCTGTAATACGCGGCACAAGAAAGGATGGCCAGAGATGGCAAAGAGACTGAGACGATTCACAATGACGATCGGTGGCGTGGCCGTGACGGGCGCGCGCAACTTCCGCTTCGACGACAACTCGGAGTGGAACTCGGACCGCGCTGATAACGAGGGCGCGGGCGATCCCGTGCGCATGAGCGTCGGGCCGTTCCCCATAAACTTCGAGATGCTCCAGAGTGCCGGCTCCGTGGAAAGCGGCTACTCCAGCGCCCTGGTGGTGGTGGCCAAGGAGATCACCAACGCCGGCGACAGCGAGACCTCCGCTAACAAGACTTATACGTTTGGCACCGGCTATCTCAAGGTGGGCGGCGATCACCCCACCGAAGGCGCCGGCCGGATCCCCGTGACGGGCGAGTTCAAGACGCTGGACATCACATAGGAAGGAGTCGGCATGATCGGCATCAAATACCGTATTGAGCGCGACAGCGAGGAGGGGCCGGTTGACAAGCAGCTCCTGCTTGCCACCTCGCGCTATGGCGCGGGCGGCGACGCCATGCGCGCGGCCAAGAAGGCCAACCGCAAAGCGGTGTTCGAGCTGCTCAAGGCCAGCAAGCGCGTGGCGCTGCTCGACCGCCGCCTGGCCGAAATGACAGCAGGCGATACCGAGTTCAACATCCTGCAGGCCGAGAGCGACGCCGCCCTCGAGGCCGTGCAGGACAACACCGAGGCCGCCATGGAGCATGCCCGCAAGCTGGTGTGCCTATCGCTCACCGAGAACTACGGGCGCGAGACGGCCGAAGAGCTGGTCGGCGAGCTCACGGAGCGAGATCTGCAGGGGTGTCTCGAGACGATCGAGACGGGAGAACAACCCGAGGATTTTTTTCCGAAAGGCGATCGCCTGGCGAAGTCGAGTGCTACATCGCCCAGCGACGAATCGTCTACAGAGTCCTTATTGAACACGGCTTCACAGCCAGACAAATAGCCGAAGGCGAGGTAGGCGTGGATGAGGCGATGCTGCTTGGCGAGAGCGACGAGAAGCTGATGGACGCCATGACCGACGCCAACGAACGCCTGCAGGAAGAAGCCCGGACAAACCGGCCGGCCGATGTGCCGATTCTCAGGCACGACGGAGATTGGGACTGATGGCTGACAGAGACATGGATCTAAAGATGCGGATCCTCGCGCGGGGCGAGCAGGCCCTGCGCACGTTCCGGTCCCTCGACCGGGCGGTCGACCGCTGGAGCAGGCGCATCATGCGCGTGGGCGTCATTGCCGGGCCGATCTTCCGTAGCATCGGCCGCGCCGCCTCGCTGGCCATGCGTCCCCTCCGCATGCTGGCCGGTGTCACCCTGGGGCTGGCCGGCACGATCGCCCTGCTGGGCGGCAAGGCCCTCTTTGCCAGTGGTGATATCGAGGCGCTCAAGCTGCGCATCGAGGGCGTGAGCGAATCGAAGAAACAGGCTGACCAGATCTTCAAGACCGCCCTGCAGCTTTCCGTCACCAGCCCCTTTGAGCCAGAGCAGATGGCCGAGGCCGCGCTTGGCCTCAAGAACATCGGCCTCTACGGCCGCGCCGCCCTTATCAGCGTGGGCAACGCCGCCGCCTTGACCGGGCGCGATCTCAGCGACATGAACTCCATGCTGGCCGGCATGGAGGCCGAGCCCCTGCGCCGCATCGGGATACGCCTCACCCAGGAGGCCGGCCACTTCGAGTTTACCTTCCGGGATAAGATGGACAAGGTGCGCACCATCGCCGCCGACGGCCGGGACGATGCACAAAAGGCGCTCCTCGGGATCTTTGACGTGAAGTATGGCGGCGGCATGGCCCGCATGACGACAGCATGGACGGGACTCATCAGCACCGTGCGCGGGCAGATCAAGCTGGCCGCCGCCGACTTTGGCGACGGCATGATGCCCGCCGCCAAGCAGTTCATCAGCGGCGTGCAAGCTCGCCTGGATAAGCTGATCGAAAGCGGCAAGCTCAAAGAGCTCGGCGCAGACCTGGCCGACCGGCTCACCAAAGCGTGGGACTACGGCGCGTCGGTGATTGAAAAGACCAAAGACGTGATCGATGCCATAGCCGGTCAGCCCAAGAAGCAGGCCGCCGCGTTCCAGATCATCGCCACCGCCATGGCACAGACGATCGCGACGTCCCTGGTGAACTACCTGCGCGCCATGGGCTCGATCTTTGTCGG